CGGAAGAGGCTTTTGCGCAATCAGCGAAGACTGCTAAGAAGCCCAAGCGCAAATCAATGATGAGCGCGTAACATGGGTGCGGCTCCAGAAAGAACAGGCAACAGCCCACGGCGGGCTGCTTTCCTGCAGCGCATGGGCAAGATGCCCGGACCCGAGAAAAGAGATGGCAAGGCAACGCCATTGCTTGAGGCCTTGCGTGACTGGGGTGCATCATCAAAGTCTGAGGCTGTGCGCAAGGGCAAGCGGATCTCAATGATTAACAAGCGGAAGAAAGAACGCGCCTAATGGGATACGTCAACGAAAAGCTTTCTTCGCCACACGCTTTGCTTGAGCTAGTACACAGGGGTGTACCGGGCACGGGTGCTGTAAACATCTTTGGATTTAACAGAGATATTGGCACCGGCTTTGAAACTGTGTGGAATGATGGAGGCGTTTACGCTTATCCCGGCTCTGCTGTGACTATGGATCTGGTATCCAGCAGTGCGTCCGATACCATGCAGGTTATGGTGACTGGGCTTGACGCTGACTACGCTAGCATCTTCGATGTAGTAACACTGAACGGCACCGGCAGTGTGACCACAGCCAAATCTTTTTACCGCATCAACAGCGCTGTTATTCTGACGGGCAGCAACGTAGGTGACATCACGATCAGCAACGGTGGCACAACGTATGGCTTTATAGAGGCTACGCTGGGCATTACGCAGGCTTGCTTGTACACAGTGCCCGCTGGGTTTTCGCTGTATTTGTTTCGCATTGATGCAAACTCTGGAACTACAAACGGCAGTAAGTATCTGACAATCAGGAATGTGGTTACGAATAGTGCTGGCCGCACATTGCGTGTTGCAGAGGCTACGTTCCAAACAAGCCAAGTAAGTTATGATCGGCAAGTGCCGTTTCGCATTGCGGAGAAAACTGACTTTCAATTTGAAGCCAAGAGCAGTGCATCAACAAACGAGGTGTCTATTTTCGTTGAAGGTATATTAGTGGAGAATTAACATGCCAGAAAAGTTAGAGCGCAGCCTGATGAACAGGGCTAAGAAGATGGGGCTGACCGGCAAGCGCCGTGATGCCTATGTGTATGGCACGATGCAGAAAGTAGGCGGGCCTAAGTTAAGCAAGAAAGCATCGGAGACAGGTAATGTACGGAAGCAAGCCTAAGAAGAAAAAGTCTATGATGAACAGCTACGGGAAGGGCAAGTAACATGCCCAAAGGTAATGTCACGCCAAAGGCTAGGTTAAAGCAGCGCGCCGCTGTGCTGAACAAAGAGATCACATCACTGCGCGGCAGCATAATGAGTGATCGTCTTACCAATGAAGAAGCTGGTGGTGCCATGAAGCGGCGCATCAATAATTACACTGCTGAGATAAAAGACTATCTCTCTGGGCCCATAGATCCAGAACTGAAAAAGCGCTACAACGCAATGCTGGAGCGCTTAGATAAGATGGACACTGGCCTGTCAAAGAACAAGCAGCGACAGGTGGATCAGGATCTTAGACCCTAGCGTATTTGTATTTATCTATGGTGCTTACACTAACACCAACAAACTGCGAAATTGATTGACGATCCCATCCCTTATCAATGAAGTAATAGATGTCCTCTATTTCTTTTTGCGTAAGCGGTGAGTTGCGCCATCCAACGCCGCTCTTTGGCCCCGGCTTTTTGCCAGCAATTTCTGCTTTCAAGTTTTCGATATGTTCACCTGACAGTTTACGCAAGGCCTGATTACAAAGCCTTGCGTCTAGTTTCATTTTCTCCAGTGCGTCCATTAAAACGGTATCTCATCATTTAGCACTTGCGCTGACGCAGGCGCTTGTTGATAAGAAGGTGCTGGAGCTTGATACCCTTGTTGCTGAAAGCCTTGCTGCTGTTGCGGCCTGTTCGGGAATAGCGGGAAGCTCGCAATGCGAGGCCAAGTCTTGGGATCTTCTCCAGCACGATGCTGCAGTTGGATACGCACAGAGATGCCGTGATCCATCATAAGCTGGCGCACTTGGTTAAGTGCTTGTGATGCCGCAGGATCTTGATCCATTCCCTTTGGTACGTTCAGCCATGCTGATGCGCGCATATCTACTGGTGCGCCGTTGTGCATGAAGCCATCGATGTTAAAGCTTTTGACGCCGAGTTCTGGTTTAGTTGACAAGGTTATTCTCCTTTTGAGTGAAGCGCTCTATGAGCAGTTGGTGCAGATCTGGATAATCATTCTTCAATGCTTCCAGCGCTGCGTCTGGTGTGTTGCGGTCAATCTCGCTTAGCTCCCGCCTGCTATTTGCTGCGTTGTATTTCGCAACAAGATCTTTGCACCAAGCTATTGCTTGTTCTTTATCTGACTTAGGTGTTGCAGGCTGTGCTGGCTGTGCCATTGCCTGCGTCTTTCTTTGCACTGCATCTATCTCATTCAATGAGGCGTAGCTGCCGCCATGCAGGCCAAGGCTGGCAAGCGCTCGGCCTATCGCAGATGTTTCCCCGTTTTCCAATGCAGATGTTTTGTTTACATTGCCCTGCCCGCGTATCTCTTCAGCCATGCCAGAGCCAATGATCGTGCCCTGTGCATTTGTTACTGTAGCTTTTACCACTACGCGCTGCCCATCATCCACAAGTATTTCTGTGTTAATGCCAAAGTCTAGGCCGAAAGCTTTACGAAAAGCCTCGACGCGAACAAAGACTTCTGTGTATTTCTTACCGCCACGCTGGGTTACACCGTGCGTGCGGTTGAGGTCATTGACCTCGTTCATTGCATTTAAAAGATCTGCCATCAAATTACTCCAAACATTTTCTTGGCTTGCATTAATACTTCTGGGTGAACATCTCGCCATACAAAGCTGTCAGCGAAATGCGGATCGGTTAGGCGCAGCAGATCTTCTACATCATCTGCAACCTTCATAAGTTTTTCGCGGCGTTTGCAGGCTGACGCAATGTCACCAAGCGCACGGTCTAGCTCTTCCTCTGTGGGCTCATGCACTACATATCCGAGCCTGTTAGCATAGACGATGCGCGTCACAATCCCAGACAAATACCAATAGCCTGCAATCTGCATCATATGCGGTGCTTTGATTTTCTTTGGCAGTGAGTTCGCACGCGGGCTGTCTGTATCTGCAGCCTGATCCCATTGCGTCTTTAGCTCGCACCGGCCATCGCCATAATCTGGCTTGCCAAAGTATGGCAACTCACAACCGGGCAGCGGGCCAAACAATTCTATTTCACCCGTGATCCTGTTCGCACCTTGCATCGCCTCGCGTATGCCTGCCGCTGCGTTTTCGCAGACAAGCCCGAACTCATTATGAGTTGGTTCTTTGCTACGCTTGCCTTCAGCATCATAAAAAAGTCTCTCTCGGTTCTCAATGATGCGCGCATCTTTCTCAGTGTCGCGCCAGTCACCGCCCCGAAAGCCATGCAGCAAATTGATTGCGTCTGCGTATGCATCAGAAGGTGATACTTCATCGACGAGTAGCCGATCAGCATATTGCTGCACTGCCCTTCCGCTAACCATGTTTGGATTGTCGGTGAACTGCGTTGAGCCCATCGCATCCTTATAGTACGCACTTTGATCCAAGATTTTTTCGGCCCACGAAGTGTCACCTTCTGTTTCGCCCCGTAGTATCTTAAACGCTTCATCTCGTTGCACCCTTTGCACGGCCTTATCAAAAAAAGTCCAAGCATCTGGGGTACTTGGGTTGCTATGCCATCGATAATTAAAGCGATCAGCAAAAGCTGTTGAACCTTTCAGCCCCATATTAAATCTCCCCGTATTGACTGATACTGTCAAATGTATATGATGCGAAGAAACAAAGCAAGGGGCGATTATGACACTAGAACAATGGAGACAAGCGCAGGGGTATTCTTATGCCAAGCTTGCGCAGAAGGTAGGTGCATCACATGCAACCGTAGCAAGGCGTTGGTGCCTGCCTGCCGATCACAAGGATCGGATGATGCCAGCGCCTAAGTTCATGCGGCTGATAGAGCTTGCTAGCTTGGGGCAGGTAAAGCCTAATGATTTTTATAGGGATCTGACATGAGCGGTACGAGCTTTTTATTCATAGCGTTCATGCCGTTTGAAAGCTGGGATGACTGCCAAGCATTTGCCAGACAGCACAAGCTGCATGACTTTGCTGAGCAGTGCGTTGGCGTTGATGCGCAGGGGCATAGAACTGATTACACGCAAGAGCAAAGCTTAGCTCCGCGCTGGACGATCAGACCGAAAGCGAGGCCAGCAGATGCGCCACGTTGATTTATGTAGTGGTATAGGCGGTTTCTCTCTTGGCTTTGAGTGGGCTGGATTGAGTAAGCCAATATTGTTTTGCGATGTTGAGCCTTGGTGTCGTCGGGTACTTTCTAAGCATTGGCCTGATGTTCCTGTGGCTTCTGATGTTAAGGAGTTAGCAAATGACCCAGATAGAAATGTTCCCGACTGCGACATCCTCACAGCGGGATACCCGTGCCAGCCCTTTTCACTTGCCGGGGAGCGCAGAGGCACAGAAGATGACCGACATATCTGGCCATACATACTTTCCATTATTCAAGCCAAACGACCCGCTTGGTGCGTTTTCGAGAATGTTTATGGGCATGTCTCTATGGGCCTCGACGAAGTGCTATCTGACTTGGAAGGGGAAGGCTACGCCGCAAGGCCGTTCATTGTTCCAGCTTGTGCCGCTGACGCGCCTCACAGACGAGACAGAGTTTGGATCATCGCCAGAAATGTGGGCGACACCAGACGCAGAAGTAGCAAATCGAGGTGGGACACTGAAGCGCGGGAAAAGGCCTTCTGGTGCGCGTCGTCAAGTGTCAATAAACGATCAGGTAAAGATGTGGCCTACCCCATTAGCTCAGGAAGCCAAGCACGGGACCGTGACGGAATGGGAGATGACCACGGATCATGCGGCAACCAAGAACAGTCTCCGCGTTCAGGTAGCGAAAGCAATGTGGCCCACGCCGCAAGCGAGAGATTACAAGGGGCCGAGTGGCCGAAGTATGAAGGGAACGGAAACGGATTTGCCGCAAGCAGTAAAGATGTGGCCGACACCCAACGCCAGCGACAACAGGGACAGAGGTCACAAGGGGATGCCATCAATCAAGAGACGCATGGAGAAGGGCAAGCAGCTCAACCTTTCAATGGTGGTGTCGGAGGTTTCTGGCTCCCTGAACCCGCAGTGGGTAGAGTGGCTAATGGGATACCCAGAAGGGTGGACAGACTTAAAGGATTAGGTAACGCGATTGTGCCGCAGATTGCTATGCGGATTGGCGAAACAATTAAGGCTGTGGAGATGCAAGATGGGCGGTAAAGCTAGCCGGGATAAGGGCGCTGCATACGAGCGCGAGATAGTAAACTGGCATCGTGGCAAGGGCGTGGAAGCAGAGCGCATACCGCTGTCTGGCGCAATGAAGGGAAACTATGCGAGTGACATAAAGCTTGGGCCGCAATTGGCCTTGACTGCTGAGTGCAAGCGCAGAGCAAGAGCGTATCAAGATTTGTATGATGCGCTTGATCAGGACGACAGCGACATGCTGTTTATTCGCAAAGACCGGGAGCGCACGTTGGTTGTGCTGCCGATGGAAACATACGAGGCTATCCTAGAATGGCTCGGATGGATTGAAACCAAAGAGGAGAAGTGAAATGCCATACACAGAACAAGGCACAGGTTATCAGGGCACAGACACCAGCAAGGCTGCTGCAGTGTCGGGTGCTGGGCGCAAGGTCACGCTACGTGATCAGGTGCTAGAATTACTGAAGTCTTCTTTGCTGCCGCTGAGCAGTGAAGAGATTGCTGCGAAGTTAAACCGGCCATACGGTAGCATACAGCCCCGGATCTCTGAGCTACGCAATGCTGGTAAAATCTACGACAGCACCATGCGGGGCAAGAGCCAGTGGGGTAAGTCTTGCATTCTATGGCGGGCGTTCAAATGAGCGACATCAGAAGCTTGTACATCAAAGGCGATACGGCTGTGTTTACTTTCTATGCACACGGCCAGAAGTGGGAAGAGCCTGCGAAGAAGTGCAGTACGTGTCACGGCAATGGCGAAGTGACAGCCGAGAAGGCGGTTGTTGATTACGTGAACGGTGGCTTCTTAGATGAATGCATTGTTACCTGCGAAGACTGCGACAGCTACGGCTGGGTGCCTGATCATGGGCAAGAAGAAGAGTAGGCCCGTAACGTGCAAGGGCTGCGGGTTCTTGCATGACTTAAATCTAGATGGCTGGGTCATCTTGCTTAGCGGCGAGTTGATCTGCGCCAGTAACCAGAAATGTTGGGAGACTGTTTGTGACTTACATAGAAGAATTAAAGAAAAGAAGCGCGCAGATATTGGAGAGCCGGGCGCAGTTGCGCGGGCCCGCGAACAGGCTGTACGAGGCGCTAGCCCAGAGGTGGAGCCAAATCGCTGGCGTACCTATTAGCGCTGAGCAGACATGCCTTATGCTGGCTGACATGAAGATAGCCAGAGAAATCTACGGCAAGCATGATGAAGACAATGTCGTGGACTTGGTGAACTACGCATATCTCTATGCAGATTTGGCGCAGGAAACGGCGTCTGATGCACAGATTATTGACACGTTGTCGCGCATAAAAAAAGGGGATTGACAAATGCCGATACGTCGATACGCTAACGCGAGGCCGCTAGGCCGAGATAACAGTGATTACACTGTAAGTGATTACAGTGCTAATACATACAGTGCTAAGCATAGTGATTACTGTGATTACACGGAAGATTACTCTAATATAAATAACACTGTAAGTGATTACACTGTAAGCGCAGACAGTGTATTACTGTCGACGCTTGCGAAAATGTCACCGGCTTACAAAGCAGGCAAGGCAGCTAGCATTGCCGATCCGCTGGGGCATAGGCTGAGCAAGATCCTGCGCAAGCTCAGGCCTAAGATGAGTAATGATAGATACATTGAGATTGTAACTTCCCTGTCTGCAATGGAGCCGCTCGATCAGGCGCAGTTCTGTCACATCATTGAGGAGAGGTTCAATGAAGATCAATCATAAGAAGCTAGTTGTTGACGTCAACAAAATGATCAATTCGTTTTTGGAGAGACAGCAATGAAGATAACCAAGCTTGAGGATCTTCACAGGTGGACGGTCACAGATTTTGATGAGCTTTTTTTGGAAGCTGCCGAGACTGAACGTAATTTGCCTTCAGCCTTTCGTAAGCAGAAGATGTCTTCTTGGCCTGACTACGTGCAAAGCTGGAATGCGTATGGATGGACCGAGGCGGGCCCGGTTAGAGTAGCGCCAAGTGCTGCTGAGATAGATCGGCTGGATCTTGCGATGGATCTGGGATTGCGGATGCCGACAGAGGACAGGCAGATTGTCTGGGCTGTGGCGCATAGTGCAGTCGGTAGCGGCAGAGGGCCAAAGTGGACAAAGCTATCTAAGATGCTGGGATGCTCTCGGCATACGGTCAAAGCAGATTATGCTGCTGCATTGATTAGACTGACTTGGATTATCGACCCCAAGCGAGCGCGTGTTATGTCGGAAGGTACGCGGCCAACGAACAGACCCGGTCAATTCTTGCCACCGAGGCCAAGAAAGTATGATTAGGCTAGGTGGGCCTATGAAAAAAGAAAAGCCCCACTCAGGGGGCTTCTCTGTTGCTGTGAGGGCGTGTTGCGGTTAAAGGATACCAGCGAAGAACAGGCCGACGAACAGCAGGCCGAAGAGCGAGAGGGCACCGATGATGTCACCGATGATGCCCAAGCTGTCTTCCATGTCGCGCATTAGAGCGCGCAGTTTATTAAGATTGTTCATCATACAAAAGCCCCCGTTGATTAGGCGCAAGGTCGGTAGCAATACCAGCCGCCGACTTTGCCTAAATGTAATTCCAATATTCTATCGCCCCCGCGATTGCTGGATTTCATTGCAAACAATTTATGAGAGGGTGAGTAAATGAACGACAATGTGTGGCGTCCAAATTTAAATATTTTATTGTTCATAGCTTTTCTCCTCATTGTAGCTAACATGTAGATATGACAGATACTGTTACATTGCAAGCAGCAAGAACAAAAAAGTTATTTTTCCTTGCTCAGTGTACCGAAATGCGATAACACTTGGATATAATCGGCAGAACTTTGGGCCGGTTATTCTACCTCATGGATGAACCCTCCTTGATACTAATCGAGAGAACTTGCCTCGCTCTCAGCAGCGGGGCTTTTTTTTGGGAAGAACAATGAAACGCGTTACA